ACTATAGTACTATAATTATATAATTATATAATAATAATTAAACACCGAGCATGGTGAAGAATGAACCATGCGAGGGGTAGGCATAGTTTATAATTAAGAATCCTACCCCGAGCATACAGTTTAGTCGTTACACGATGTCAAGAGTCCGATCTCTAGAATTTCTATGAGATAATTTTTAGTCTTAATGCAACCTAAGAGCTCTGATGGTAACCCCCTGGGTACCGTCTAAGACAACACTCTTACTAACTAACAACAATAATTATCCCCCAGTAGAATATTGTTGTAATAAAACCAAGCAATACTAACCACATCTAACTCATTGATATAAATCACATTACATATTTCAACCTTGTCAAACCCATTATCTTTTGTAACCCGCTCTCTATTCACCATCCTAAGACCGCTTACGCGGCCATGTTACCGCGCTCAATCGCCGCTAGGGCTCACACACTCAATTCATTTTATCACATGGTCAAGACCTTCCACTTCGTTCCAGCGAGAAACGCTTCGCGTTTGTCTTGACTATCATGTGAACAATAAATTTCGAGTGTGTAAAACACTCGTAGTAAACATTTTAATTTTACAGGAGTATATCATGAAATCTTATTCAATAGATCCAAAACAATTCTATCTATTCAATGAATGGAACTTCGACGATATGGAAGCTGATGATTACGAAGAAGCTTATTTCAGCTATCTTCTTGACCATATTGAAGAAGCATATGACAATGATTACGAGTTCTAACGCTACAAAAAATAGTCCCTTCTTTTGTGAAGGGACATATTTTTCTTCGAAAATTCTCAATTATATAAGGAAATTATATTATGGCAACAACTAAAAAAGTTTATTCAGGTCCTAAATTTGATTTTGATTCATTCAACAATCTTACTAAAAACCAACCAGTTGGAACTCGTTTGTTCCTAGCTGAACAGCTCATTCGTGACATCAAGACAGCTTACGATGACAACGACAATCCTAACTTTGACGCAGCTCGTAAATTATTACGCGATGTCAAAGAATTACGCATCGCACACAAAGCACAAGTTGCTCAGTATATGCAAGAGCGTGACGCTTATGCTGACAATCGTGGTCCTGCTGAGTTAGCTTACAAACAAGAAACATCATCAGCTGACTATGGTCGTAACGACGCAACAGCTTAACTTTATCAATCGGCAGGGCTTCGGCTCTGCCTTTCTTTTTAGGAGTCTCAAATGTATTATAAATTGTATAATCCATCTACTAATGCTACAATGTTTTATCCTGAATTATCTGATTGGTTATTCTACAAAGGTTGGCGTATTGAGCGTGAAGCTAAAGCTTCCGAAGTTGACCCATTCGAGATTGATGCTGTCGAATATGACATGATGCAAGAGTTATTCGAATAACTATTTCGCCCTTCGGGGCGGTCGGTCATAATCAGCTAAGATATCTGCAAACTTTTTAACTATGTGAACGGAGTGAACTATGTGTGATAATCGTTGTGAATTTGAACAACAAGTAAATGAAGAAGCTCATTATTATCATGTCTTAAATGATTTTGAAGAGCTTCTTACAAGATACGGTGCCCGTAAAGTATTCGGTGATCTTGGCACCGAATTTATTCTAAAAATTACCAGGGAATTATCAAATGAATAATAAAAATTATTGGGTTAATTATTATCTTTACAAAGCACATTGTCAGATGTTACAATATGCTTTATCGTTAAGAAGAGAAGGTCGTTATGAAACTTGAAGATATTATTTATGCTCATAATACATCTGTAAAAGAATTTATGGATGGTGGTGAACTTGAATGGGATTTATATACTGACTTGTATGATTACTATACAAGTAAAAATCAATTGTCTTATGCTGCTCATAAAGCAATTGATGTAGATCCAATTCAAGAAGTTAGCAGTCTTTTCGCAGAAGATTGCAGAAGTTTAGGTATTTCATACTGTGAATAACAAGGAGAAGAGATATGCCAGAAATTGATCATGATTGGGATAAAATCCAAAAGTATAGACCTAAATATGACTTCTTTGACAAAATTGTCATGGGAATTATACTTATCACTTTAGGTTTTTGTAGTGCAGCTTTACTATTAGCTGTAATAAATAATCCTAGATTTTGTATATGACGCCATACGATTGCAACACTAGTGTGTGTTTGCAATCTATGGCTTGCAAAACATTCTTATAGTATATTCAAACGAGTATACTATATGGGTAATTTTGCCCGTAATCAAGGAGTCAAATGATGTTAGCATTCAGATACATCTCACGCAATTTCTTTGATGTCTTTTGGGGAGATGGTTGGGATAACTGTGCAAGAGTCAAACGAACTCGTGATAATGAGTTTGTTATTGTTCGTGCATACAAGAAACCACCAAAAGATTTTGTTAAACTTTTAAAGGAATCAAAACATGAAGCCATATAGTTTTGCTGAATTTAATAAACGCTTTAATATGTTTGGATGGTTACATCCTGACATTCGTCAAACATATTGGACCAAAGAAGATACTGATTGGGATTACGAAACGCAATCAACAATTCGTAAAACCTATACGCTATCTACAATTTGGTACAATGATGTGCGTTTAATACAGTTTTATACCAATGACGATGGTAATGGTCATAGAAAACTAACTTGTTATAATGTTTATCGTGAACATGCGAAACAAGTAGGTCTTACAACCCATCAAAGTTATAGATGTAATGCATCTACAATTATGGATGCGTTGTATTATCGTGTTAATGCACCTAATTACTATAACAAAAATGGTACACTCAAGAAAGGTTTTTGGAGTGCTTTAGTAAGACGACTAAGATCTAATGCTTTACGATCCAGTTGGGTTACACAACACATGTTGCATGAAGGTATTAGGATTGCTGAAGCTAACTATCCTGGTGCTAATTATGAAACTATAGAAAACTATCTTGAATCTAAAAATGTACCATCATGGTCTTATTACAAAGACTTCTTAACTCGTGAGTTTCACATTGATGGTGAACAAAGACGAGTAAGACTTGGTACTAATGGTTGGGTACAAGTTCATAAAACTACTGATCCAAGATCTTATGGGTATACTTACAATGAACGCAATGATATTTGGTTAACATCTATTCAATTCTATCATGATGGTCATGTATATAATCGTGATGAAGTAGACATTGTAGAATGTAGAACATGTGGTACTGAAACAGTATCTGAACTTTGTATTGATGGTGTATGTCATCACTGTCTTGATGCTAGTTACAAAATACATAACTATTCTACTCGTGTAGAAAGTATGCTTAAGTTCAAAGCTACACGCGTTAGACCTAACACTGTGTATCTTGGTTGTGAACTTGAGTATGAAACAACCAATCGTAACAAAGCACAACTTGGTGTTGGTAAGTTACTACATGGTCATGCTCTTATGAAATCAGATGGTTCAATTCGTAATGGTTTTGAGATTGTAACATGTCCTGCTACATTGGACATTCATTTACAAGTATTCAAATCATTCTTTGATAACTTACCACCTGATCTTAAAGTAGAAAAGAATGTAGGTATGCATGTTCATATCAGTCGGAAACCCTTGAGCCAGTTGACTCTTGGTAAGTTGACTGAGTTTCTTAATCGTCAAGATAATAAACAATTCATTGCACATATTGCAGGTCGCATAGATAATAGCTATGCTCGTATGAGTAATGAACGCACAGTTACATTTCCCTGGCGTAACAAACATGGTGGTGATAGATACAATGCACTCAATCTAAACAATCAGAATACTGTAGAAGTTAGGTTGTTTGCAACACCAATGAACTACAAGGAATTTGCAAGTCGTATTCAGTTTGTTCAAGCACTTGTAGATTACTGTAGTCCTGCTCAATCTAGTGAGTCGTTAAAGAAACAAACTCACTATGAAGCATTTATGCATTGGTTATCTCAACGAAGAAGGATGTTCCCAGAACTTAGTTATCATTTGAAGGAGTTTGTATAATGTGTATCGCAATCTATAAACCAGAAGGTAAAGTAATATCACTAGCAACACTTAAAGAATGTTATACATCTAATCCAGATGGTGCTGGATTTATGTATGCAGAAAACAAGAAACTACATATTGAAAAAGGTTTCTTCAGCTTTCAATCTTTCTATGATGCATTTAAGAAACATGAAAGCAAACAAACAGTAATTCATTTTAGGATTAAAACACATGGTAAAATTGATACAGCAAATTGTCATCCCTTTGCAGTTAATAATGCAATTGGCTTTGTCCACAATGGCGTTATTAGTGGGCTTGGTGACGCTGACTTCAGTGATACTGTTAGGTTCAATGAAACAATTCTTCGTCCTCTTGTTAATAAGTGGGGTAATCTTGCTCTCTTTCAAGATCCTATTGTAAACTTACTAGAGTCTAGAATTGGTTATAGTAAGCTTGTCTTCCTTGATAGACATGGTAATCATAAGATTATGAATGAAGGTAAGGGTGTGTGGGATGATGGTGTATGGTTCTCTAACACAAGCTACAAACCTTATGTTGCACCAGCAACTACAAGTGTTAGTGGTTGGGATGATCTTGAATATGATTGGCGTAAGTCTAAATCATATACACCGTATTGGTATACTAAAAATGTAGCACCAATTAAAAAGAAATCAACAATCGAAATGGGTGATGTTGTAGAATTACTCGAAGATATTGCTGATCCTGGTACACAAAAAGTTCATGAGACTGGTACAATCTTTGAAGTTGTTGGTGTTAACCAAGACTTTACTTGTGATCTCATGACTGAATCTGATATTGAAGGTGACAATGATGAGTATGATTTTCTTTACAATGTACCATTTCATTCTCTTGAACTTCTTGAAGATGAAGATCCTGTAGGTAAACCAGCATATCATAACTATGCATCACCTTATTTATTGAAAGGATCTAAATGAGTCTTAAGTTATTTCCTTACAAAGCTGGAAGTATATCAGCTAAAAGATTGGCTAGATCCCTTGGTATTCTAAGGGTTCGGCCAACCTACAATGCTAGACGCAAAGATGTGATAATTAATTGGGGTAATAGTCATCCACCAAACTTTAGATGGATGGAACAAGACTTAAATAAACCTCATGCAATTGTAAAAGCTTGTGATAAACTTGAAACATTTAGAATATTACAAGAAGATAATGACTTTAAACATTGTCCTAAATGGACTTATGATAAAAATAAAGCTGCTAATTGGATTAATGAAGGTGAAATAATTTATTGTAGGTCTACTACTACTGGTCATAGTGGTCGTGGTATCGTTATTGCTAGTTCAATTGATGAGCTAATTGATGCACCTTTATATACTGTTAAGACTAAACATCGTGACGAATATCGTGTTCATATTTTTAAAGGAGAAGTGTTAGATGTACAAAAGAAAAAGAAAAGACTTGGATTTAATGGAACTTCTTCAGGTATTCGTAATCATTCTAGTGGGTGGGTATATGCTAGAAGTGATGTTGCAATTCCTGATATGCTATGCACCATTGCTATGGAAGCTGTTCTTCTTTTAGGTTTAGACTTTGGTGCAGTAGATATAGGTCACAAAGTTAATGAAAATAAATTCTTTGTGTTCGAAGTTAACACTGCACCAGGTCTTGAAGGATCTACTCTTGACAAATATTCAAAAGCAATATACAATTACTATAGGAGTCTATAATTATGTCTTATGATGTTGGAAGTTTTGTATCGTTTTTTAGTATTGATGAAAGCTTTGAAAATATTAATTTAAATCTTATAGAAGATTACATTGATGATCTTTCTTGGTATGAAATAGTATCAGTAAATAATCCTAATGATGACTTTATTACTGTTAGATCTTTAAGTCAAGGTGAAGATATTGTTGTACTTAAAGATGAATATCAAATTCATACTAAAGAATCTTTAAGAAATTATTTAAATGAGTTATTAAAATATAAAGAAGTTAATAAAAAGTATTATGATATATGTAAAAAAATCAATCAACTATACCGTAAACAAGAGTTTAAATTTCAAGGAGTATATTCTTAATGACTAAGATACATGTTATATTTATTGTGGTAATGAGTGCCCTAGCTATATGGGGAACAGAAAAAGCGTTTAGTCAAATTACTACGATACTAGCACCAGATGGTTCAGTAGTAGTATGTCAAACAATGCCTAACGGTACTGTGGTTTGTGCGTAAAGGAATATAGATGAGATGTTTAGCTTGTAATAGAAACTTAAATGACTTTGAGTCTACTAGGAAATCTGCTATAACAGGTGAATATGTAGACTTATGTAACCATTGTTTTCATGAAGTAGAACAAGAAATCCCTACTAAAGAACGCGATGATCTGCGTTCTGAAGAAGAGATTTTTGATGACAATGTAAATCCTAATGACTTTGAAGCACCACTATGATTGTCCGCAAACGCTTGGCGTGTGTCGGCAATCTAGGGGTGTTACTTGTTCATTACATACATTGTAACTTCAAAGCCAAAGCGCATTTCAGTAGCTGCTGGTTTAGTCCACATGTTAAATCTCCTTTATAGTTTATGATAGAATTTTCATTCTATACTACTATTATACTATAAAGAATGAAAACTGTCTTGTGGATAAGTGTGAACAATTACTAAGGAATATCATGAATAACTTTACGCATGCTATTGTAGATGATGGTGAGATCATCAGAAAATTTAGATGGTCTCGACGAGAAGTTAAATGGTATAAAGATACCCATCCTGGAGTAGAAGTACTAGAACTACCTAAGCAATCTGAAAAAGTTTTTAACTTTGATGACTATGAAGAGGCACCTTATTGAGTAAGTTTATTAGACATACATCATGCCCTAAGTGTGGATCTAGGGATAATCTTGCTGAGTATGATGACCATGTATGGTGTTTTGGTTGTAAGTATTACAAGACCAAGGATGATATACATACTCTACGAAGCAGATTGCAGAGTCAGCAGACGATGCTATCTGATGAGATTAATTTAGATCTTACTGACGATATACCATTGTCAGCTAAGCAATGGTTGCTTAAGTATGGCATTACTAACGAAGAGATCCGCCAAAATAAAATTGCGTGGGATGCAAATAACCAGGTATTGATTTTGCATTATACGCAAAATTACTGGCAGGGTAGATGCTTTGGTAATCAGCATCAAAAGTATTTGTCTAAGGGTAATAAGCCATTGACTATTTACGGTAATGGTGATACAATTGTATGTGTGGAAGATATCTTATCAGCTATAAAGATTGCTAGGTTATCACCTACATATTGTGCAACACCGCTACTTGGCAGTAGTATGCCCCTAGAAACTACACAATCGCTCTCAGAACAATTTTCTAATATCATAGTATGGTTGGATAGGGACAAGGCTAAAGATGCGATTAAGATGGCAAGAAATCTGAAACAAAGGGGTATTAATAGTGAGGTAGTAATCTCACCTAAAGATCCTAAAGAATATGACAAAGGAGAATTACTTACTTGGTTGAAGAACAGATAATAAATTTATTCTGTAAAGATAGAAATTACTTTACAAAGTATTACAAGTATGTTAATATTAATTATATTAAAATAAACTATAGTAATATATTTAAGCTATTTATAGTAATAGACTATTACTATAACAAATATAATAATAATAATATAACTAAAGAAGAATTAGAGTTAGCTTATAACTCTAACTATTTACTTAAGGACTCTGAAAGAAAAGAACTATCCGATCTTTTAGATCGTGTCTTATCAGCTGAATTACCTAACCCTGATGCAGTCGTCACTCTGCTTGAAGAGCATCGTAGACGCTGCCTAGCTGGAGACTTAGCTAGACTAGCTTTAGATGTTGAAGATGGTAAGAGTGATGTTAAAGAACTTATGGATAAGTTTACTGAGTTTGAGCATCAAGAGGTTACATCTGATGAACCTACAGCTATTGAGCTTAACTTAAGTAATCTACATACATCTCAAGTAGCTACACCTGGTCTAAGATGGAGACTAAACTTTCTTAACCAGTCACTAGGTTCGCTACGCAAAGGTGACTTTGGATTTGTATTTGCTAGGCCTGAGACAGGTAAGACTACCTTCTTAGCTAGTGAAATATCCAAGATGATTGAACAAACTGATGGTGATATCATTTGGTTTAACAACGAAGAGCAAGGTAACAAAGTCGCTATTCGGTGTTACCAAGCTGTACTTGGGGTAACAGCCGAACAGCTCTTTAAAGATATTGAAAGAAATCAAGCTTTGTTTGAAAGTAAAACAGGTAGTAGGTTAAAGATATATGACTTTGAAGATTCATCTAGGGCTTCACGCATAGATGCTATACTCAAAGAATCTAATCCTGCATTAATTATCTTTGACCAGATAGACAAGATCAAAGGGTTCAAGCATGATCGTAATGATCTAGAACTCAAACAGATTTACCAATGGGCTCGAGAGATAGCTAAAACATATGCACCAGTCATAGCAATCTGTCAGGCTAGTGGTGAAGCAGAAGGAAAACTATGGCTAACTATGGACATGGTTGACAGCAGTAAAACTGCTAAACAAGGAGAAGCTGACTGGATACTAGGTATAGGTAAAGAACAAGATAACTCTAGTCGTTATAGATATTTAAATATCACTAAGAATAAACTACTAGGTGACTCTGATACATTACCCGAACTACGACATGGTTCAGCTCAAGTTATGATGAAAGCGGAGATAGCAAGATATGAAGATTTGTGATGCAACAGTACAAGATATTTTAGATTTTGATCATAGTATTTCAGTAGAAGATGCGGAAGACCTATTGCTTTTTTCTTCACAAGATGATACAATAGAAGAAGCTATTGATAAATTTTATGGAGAACCGCGAGGAGAATGCGCCCTTTAATCATTGATGTTGAAACAACAATATCTAACAAAGGTAATCCCTTTGATAGAACTAATAAACTTTGTTATGTAGGAACTAATCATGGACTCTATCCGATTGAATATTCTAATAATCCGTATAAAAGTAATCTTGATAAGATTCAAGATCAGATTGATGCTGCTGAAGTTATCGTTGGTTTCAATATTAAATTCGATTTACATTGGCTTAAAAACTATAAGATAAACTTCGAAGGTAAAAGAATATGGGACTGTCAGTTGGTACATTATATCTTAACTAACCAGACTGAGATGTTCCCTAGTCTTAACCATGTGTGTAAGTACTATAACTTTGAAACTAAGATAGATGTTGTATCAGAAGAGTATTGGAAAAATAAAATAGATACTACTAACATTCCTGAAGACATTCTTAGAGAGTACTTAGCACAAGATATTAAACTAACACAACAAGTTTATGACATACAAGTTAAACAACTTGAAGCTTTACCGCATCTTAAGAGACTTGTTAGCTTACACAATCAAGACTTAGTAGTCTTACAAGATATGGAGTACAGCGGTCTTTTATATGACGTGGTAAAAAGTAAACTTAAAGGAGATGAATTAGAAGATGAACTTATTAAGATTGATGAATGGTTGTTTCAGTTTCATCAGTGCCCTGATTTCAATCCCAATAGTACTGATCACCTTAGTGCTTTCCTCTATGGTGGGGATATTGGCCTTAAACGGAGAGTGGTTGTTGGGACTTTTAAGACAGGCACTAGGGCAGGTCAACCTAAAGAACGTTGGGAAGACTACACTGTAACATTTAAACGATTAGTTAATCCACTGAAAGGATCTGAGTTAATGAAAGAAGGGTTATACTCTACAGATGAGAATACTCTTAGGTCTTTACGTGGAACTAAAGAAGCTAAAGAGATCATAGAAACTTTACTATTCCGATCTACGATTGAGAAAAGATTATCCACATACTATCGTGGTTTAGTCAAATTGATTGAGGATCATAACTGGGATACAGGAACTATCTTTGGTCAACTGCATCAGAGTGCTACAAGAACAGGTCGACTATCATCTAGTAAACCTAACTTACAAAACTTTGATGGAGAAATAAAAGAACTATTTGGATCTAGGTATGCTACTACAAGCTGACGCAAAACAATTAGAGTGGGTTGGTGCTACGTACTTATCTCAAGATCAAGTAGCTTTACAGGAGATATGGGATAGTGTTGATCAACATTCTGACAATCAAAAAAGGTTTGGGTTACCAAGTAGACTTGTCGCTAAAACATTTGTTTTCAGACTTATCTACGGAGGATCTGCGTACTCTTATGCAAACGATCCAAACTTTAAAGACATTGGAAATGAAAAGTTCTGGCAAGGAGTCATAGATCAATTCTATGATAAATACAAAGGTCTTCGAGACTGGCACAAAAAGATTGTAGATGATGTTAAACGAGATGGGTATCTACGGATGCCTACAGGTAGAACATACCATTACAAACCTGACCTTAAGTATAATAGAGCCGAGTGGCCACGCACCAAGATCCTTAACTATCCAGTGCAAGGACTTGGCGCTGACCTAATGGCTATAGCTAGGGTTAGTTTACGAAATAGATTAAAAGAAAAGGAAGGAGTAACACTTGTTAATACAGTGCATGATTCAATAATACTTGACTTTAATCCTAATATATGGGATAATATAAGTATAGTCAATTTAGTTGACAAATGTTTTAATGATATACCAGCAAACTTTAAGAAGTTGTTTGGTAAAGACTTCAACTTACCAATGAGAGTTGAATGTCAAATTGGCCCCACTTGGGGAAATATGGAGGTAGTACATGCAAGTAACCGTGATTGATGTAGCACAAGAAACTCTATCAGCTAAGAATGGTAGAACATTTCAACAATTAGTTGTATCTTACAAGAACGATAAAGGTATGGCTCAAGCTAAAAAGCTAGTGTCATTTGCAAACCCTGATCTATTCAAAGCAGCTAAGTCTTGGACTAAAGATCAGATTATCAATGTCAAAACAGTTAAGAATGACAAGACTGGTTATTGGGATTGGGTAGGACTAGAAGGAGAAACTGTGGCAGAATCTAAACCAACAGCATCAGCAACAAGAGTAACTGGATCTAACTATGAAACTAAAGAAGAACGTGCAGCTAGACAGGTATACATTATCCGTCAATCTTCACTAGCTACAGCTGTAGACTTATTAGGTCAAGGTGCTTCAACCGATACAGTTATTGAAACAGCTAAAGTATTTGAAACTTATGTATTGGGTAACACAGGTTCATTTGACGATTTACCTGATGATATTCCTGAATAGGAGTTAGTATGAAAAAGTGGGAAGTCTGGATTATAAGGGCATTGCTAGCCTCTGGAATTATATTATGTTTACTTTCATGGTCAATGTTCTTTACCAGACTTGACGCTAAAGAATTAAAATATCTGCACTATCACTATAATGATAATGTAGTTATTACTTTATCAAATGTAGATTGTATGATTCCTGAGATAAAAGATTTATATCCATGGGCTGCAATAGCTACACGAGTAGATGGTAATAGATTAATTGCATGTTACAAAGGCGAGGGAGACATGATTGAAATCCAATGGTATAAAGGAGATAAGTCTGTTTTCCCTGCTAATGTATTTTTAGTAGATCCAAATCAAGATAAAACTTATAAGAAAGTGATACCTAACAGTTAATGATAGCCCTTATTGATCAAGATTTATTATGCTATAGATGTGCTGCTAGTGCCGAGAATGATGACCTCGGCATTGCTATATATAGGATAGACGAACTACTAGATAACATTCTTAATAAGACTGAGGCTACTAGTTACAGAGCATTCTTAACTAGCTCATCTAATTTTAGAAAACAAATTTATCCTGAGTATAAAGCTAATCGTACTCAACCTAAACCTAAACATCTAAGAGATCTGCAAGTATACAGCTTAGAGAAACTTAATGCTGAATATGCACCTGATGGATTAGAAGCTGACGATGCTCTAGCAATTAATCAAATAGAAGATACTATCATATGTTCTCTTGATAAAGACTTATTACAAGTACCTGGTCACCACTTTTCTTGGGAGATTAATGGTAAAGGTTGGTCTAGACCTGATACATTTATAGAACAATCAGAACTAGAAGGTTTAAGATTATTCTATAAACAATGTCTTAAAGGAGATACATCAGATAATGTTAAAGGTATAGAAGGATTAGGCGAAAAGAAAGCAGCTAAAATACTTGCTGATTGTACATCTCAACAAGAAATGTTTAACATTGTAAGAGATCTGTACGGAAACGATGAAGAGTTTATCATGAATGCAAGTGTGCTATGGATTCTTAGATCATTAGATGACAACTGGAAGGATAGGTTTGATGCCCTCATTCAAGAGTAAGTTAGAAGAAAAAGTATGGGCAACACTTAAACGTGAGTATCCTTCAGTAAAGTATGAACCTAACAAGTTTAAGTTTATACAACCTGAAATAGAAAGAACTTATATACCTGATTTCAAGACAGGTCGTAGTAATATATTCCTCGAAGCCAAGGGTAAGTTAGACTTAGAAACAAGAAAGAAGATGATCTGGTTTAGGGATTCTAATCCTAATATCAGAATTATATTCTTATTTCAGAACCCTGATAATAAGATTACTAAACGAAGTAAAACAACCTATGCTATGTGGGCTACTGATAATGGCTTTGAATGGCTAGACTTTAGAAAGGATTGGCTTAATGCTTATAAGCAATTGTGTAAAAAATGATGATGGTAGTTATGACTTTGATTTCCATGTGGACCCTAATGAAGCTGCATTTCTTATGGATCACGCTATTAAAGATTTAATCCACCACGGAATTATTCAAGTTAATTTAGACGAAGCAGAACAAGAGTTTGAGATTCATAAAGAACAAGGAGGAAGTGTACAATGATTCAACTAAGATATCTGAAAGAAGGCAATAGCCCTTTACTCTTACAATATAGACATAACTTTATATTGTTTGCAACTAGATGGAAAGCAGTTACTACAAAGGTACAATAATATGAGTAAGATTCTTTTATTAGATATAGAGATGGCCCCTAACGTAGCTCACGTATGGGGTATATGGGATCAGAACATTGGTATCAATCAATTACAAGAGTCCTCTTATGTCATGTGCTATGCAGCTAAATGGCTAGGGGATAAAAAGATGGTGTTTGATTCTGTTAAGAAGTCTGGTGAGAAAAAGATGTTAGAAGGTATCCATAAACTTCTTGATGAGGCAGATGCAGTTATACACTACAATGGTAAGAGATTTGATATTCCATCTCTTAATAAAGAATTCTTACTACATGGAATGTTTCCTCCTGCACCATTTAAAGAGATTGACTTACTTACTGTAGCTAAAGGTAGGTTTAGATTTGTATCTAACAAGCTAGACTATGTAGCTCAACAACTAGGTTTAGGTAAGAAGACTGAACATAGTGGCCATGAGTTATGGGTACAATGTATGGCAGGTATCCCTAAAGCTTGGAAGATTATGGAAGAATACAATCGTAATGATGTTATACTTCTTGAGAAAGTATATAACAAGTTTAAACCTTGGATTAAGAATCACCTTAATCGTAATCTAATAGAAGGTACAGACTTATGTTGTCCTACTTGCTCATCTAAAAATTTCCAGCGAAGAGGGTATAACATGACTTCGGCAGGCAAATATCAACGATATCAATGCCGTAGCTGTGGTAATTGGTTCAGAGATAACAAAAACTTAAAAGAAAAAGGTCAACTAAAGGTGGTAAATATATGAAACCAATAGCCTGGTTAGTTAAAGAGTATGATAGTAAAGGAACTTTAGTTTGGCAAGGTTTACTAATGAGTGAGCCTACTGAATTATCTTGGATGAAAGATTTAAAAAGTAAACAACATAACCTTGAAATTATACCATTAATACCTGATGAAAAGAATATTAAAAGGATTACAAATGTTAAGAAATATGATTCTAGTAGGTTTGTTATTGGCTTGTAGTGGGTGTACACAATTTGCTGCATCTGTCTCAGGGACTTTTGTAGGAAACATAGCATCAGATAGAATGCTTAAAGAACTAGACAAGGATAAAAAAGATGATACTAAACAAAAGATTCCTAAGAAAACTTTATGATTGTTATAAAGAACTACCACCATTCTGTAGTCTTAGGATGCCTCCTGCTCGCAAGGTAACTTTTGAAGTCATTGACGAAACTGATTACATGGGTATGTTTATTCCTTACCCTATGCGAATTCAAATCTCTACTTCTAATGAGACATTCTATCAGATATCTGAAACAATACTTCATGAAATGATACATCTTTATTTGTTTTATAATAATCATACTGACTATAATCAGCATGAACAAAAGTTCAATGAGATTGCTGATAAAGTTTGTGAATATTTATTACTAAGTCGTGAACATTTTGGTTGACAAGTATATAATAAATTGTTATAATATTAGGTAAGGAGATAACTATGAGTGCATTAGATAAACAAGTAGCAGGAAAGCATTATAAAGAATTAAAAATCCAACCTATTCAATATATTACAGCTAACAATTTACCCTATATCGAGGGTAATGTAGTTAAATATATTACTAGATGGAGACATAAAGGTGGTATAGAAGACTTGAATAAAGTTATTCATTACGTTGAACTATTAAAGGAGTTAGAAGTTGGCAAGTCAGAACGATCACACAGGAGCGAGACTAGTCTCAAAGACATTATCAAAAGAGGGCCAAGAAAATTGGGATCTTATATTTGGAAAGCGTATGAAAGAACAAAAGCTTTCTTCCGAAGATCTAAACAATCTAAACCAGGATACCCAGGCAGCTACATATTCTAATGGTCGGTCATCAGAAAGTTAATTATGCAACGTACTTTTCAAGAATTATGCGAAGATCTTAAGAAATTTGACGAGACAACGCTCTTAGAGCTTCTTGATATTTCTTCTGAAGAACTTGTCGATAAGTTTCAAGACAAGATAGAAGAGAATCTAGATAGATTACTAAAAGAAACAGATAACGAACTAGAGGAATATGATACTTATGAGTAGTTTACCAAGTGTTTACCAAGAAGTAATAGCAATGAGCAGATATGCTCGTTTTATACCTGAAAAGAATCGCAGAGAAACTTGGAAAGAAACAGTTACACGTCTTACTAATTACCTTAAAACTAAAGTTAATTTAATTGACGATGAGTGGACAGAATTACATAATGCAGTTCTAAACTTAGAAGTTATGCCTTCTATGCGTTTACTAATGACTGCAGGGGAGGCTTGTGAAAGAGATAATATCGCTGCTTATAACTGTAGCTATCTTGCTGTTAATAATAAACGTGCTTTTAGTGAAGCTTTATATATACTCATGAACGGTACAGGAGTTGGATTCTCTTGTGAACGTCAAGAGATTTCTAAACTTCCAGAGATTCCAGCTGAATTAAAGTATGTAGATGACATTATATCTGTAGAAGACAGTAAGCTAGGTTGGGCTAAAGCCTTTAAGAAACTCTTATCTTCCTTATGGGAAGGTGATATCCCTACGTTTGACTTTAGTAAAGTACGTCCAGCTGGTGCTAGACTTAAAGTATTTGGTGGTCGTGCTAGTGGCCCTGAACCATTAAAAAAACTATTTGACTTTGTAGTTGAAACGTTTAAACAAGCTAAAGGTCGTAAGCTTACATCTATAGAAGTACACGATATTATGTGTATGATTGGTGAGATTGTAGTAGTTGGTGGTGTTAGAAGATCAGCACTTATTTCTCTATCTAACTTGACTGATCGCAGAATGCGTGAAGCTAAAATGGGAGCATGGTATAATGATTATCCACACAGAGGCCTTGCCAATAACTCTGTCGCCTACACAGAAAAACCCGACAGTGAAACTTTCATGGAAGAATGGCTCAGCTTGGTTAAGTCCAAGTCAGGTGAACGAGGAATCTTTAATCGTATTGCTGCTCAAAATCAAGCAAACAAGTGGGGAAGACGAGATCCATCTCTCAGCTACGGAACCAATCCATGCTCAGAAATTATCCTCCGTGATAAACAATTCTGCAATCTTACGGAAGTGGTTGTACGGGAAGGTGATACCAGAGCTACCCTTATTCATAAGGTCAGACTTGCGACAATTCTCGGAACTATCCAGTCAACCTTAACTAACTTCCAATTCTTATCATCTGAATGGAAGAAGAATACTGAAGAAGAACGCTTACTTGGTGTCAGCTTAACTGGTATTATGGATGCTAAGATTACAAGTAATCCTGATCCTAAATTATTAGAGGAACTAAGAGATGTCGCTAGAAAAACAAATGAGATCTATGCTAAACAATTTGATATACCATGTTCTACTTCTATCACTTGTGTTAAGCCTTCAGGGACTGTATCGCAGTTGGTTGATTCCGCTAGTGGTATCCATGCTCGTCACAACGACTTTTATATCCGACGCATACGCATGGATAAAAAGGACCCGATCTACAATTACCTCAAAAACGCAGGTGTCTCAGTAGAAGACGAAGCTTTCCGTCCTGATAGTACAGCTGTATTTAGTTTCCCTATGAAAGCTCCTAAAGGTGCTATTCTTAGAAATGATAAGACAGCTATAGAACAATTAGAAAACTGGTTAATCTATCAACGACACTGGTGTGAACATAAACCTTCAGTAACTATCTCTGTTAAGGATGAAGATTGGCCTGAAGTGGGTGCTTGGGTATGGAAACACTTTGATGAGATTAGTGGTGTATCATTCTTACCACACTCTAATCATACATATCAACAAGCTCCTTATGAAGATTGTACTGAAGAACAATACAATGAACTTCTAGCTAAAACCCCTAGTGTAATTGACTGGGAAGCTTTTATTGAAGTTGAAGATAACACCACAGGTCAACAAACATTGGCTTGCACCGCAGGAGGTTGTGAGATATGATGATTAACTTTGAAATAATTGGTGGTTTAAGTCTAGGATTTGAGTTTATAGCTGACGAGTATTTCAACTATTTACTCATAGACTTACTCTTAGTTAGAATACAATTTTCAGCAGAAAGAACAGAGTGAAGATCTGTATTTTAGGTAGTCGTAGTATTGATAAAGCTGAGGTAGTCTTCCCTGTTATAGAGAAGTTTATTGAAGATCATACTACTGGTAAAGTTGTTATATTATCTGGTGGTGCTAAAGGAGTTGATCAGCTGTCTAAGAAGTATGCTGAAGCTCACGGAATTGACTTTATTGAGTTCCTACCTTATCACTTACTAGATAATATACCATTCAGTAGTAAGTACTTCTTCATCCGTAATAAACAAATGATAGATAATGCTGATAAAGTTTTAGTGTTTTGGGATGGAAAGAGTAAGGGTACAGAATATGGTATCAAGTATACTCAGAAAAAGACCAAACCAATAATGGTAATAAAGGTCCCTATTTAGTAATAGGGGCCTGTATTATCTTTAATTGTTTTAGCTTTACCTGTATCAATAGCTTCTTTTGCCATTTCTACAATTTCTTCTTTAGACTTAGCTTTCTTAGCTATTTCTCTTCCTATAGCATCGTTAGCATAATCCATATCTTTTTCAGCTTGACTCTGATTATAAGTGATATTCTCATTAAGAACTGATATAGTTTTAGCTACTGGTTCAGAATATTGTTGAGAAGCAAGGGCTGAGAATGTAATATGACGCATTGCATCAGCCTTACCCCCAAGCTGTGATTCTTTACCATAAGTCTCTACACTAATATCTTCAGCAAATTCTTTATTAGGAGCCATACCTGTTACCTCAGCTCCTATAGCTTTTACAGCTCTAAAAATTTTACTTAAAGATTCGTCAAACTCAAAGTTCATAGTATAGATGCTACGTAGTCTTTAGTTTCTGTAGGTAGTTTGGTAAACCAAGCTTCCCCATGTTTTTTAACAGTAGACTTAACTTTATCAGGTCCCCAATTATAAGCAGCTAATGCTTTTGCTGCATCACCATTAAACTCTCTTAACATAGCTACAAAGTAGTCACGGCCAAATCGTTTATACTCAGCCTCTGAATTATTTTGTAATGGTCTTACTCCATAACCAGGATCTACACCAGTAGCTGGCATTACTTGAGTAATACCTTTAGCCCCTTTAGGTGACTCTACTAATTGACGAGTAGTTGGATTAGTATGTAATCCTTTAGACTCTTTATCAATTAATCTAGTAACTATTTGATCAACCTCTCCAGCGTTTGCTGTTGAAATAATCTTAGGAACAAAAGCAGTATTAATTAAATCTGCTTTTTTATTTGCACCACCTCCTGGGGTGGATGCGAAATTGTTAAGAGTATTCCCAGGAGAATACATTTTATCTTGTTCATTGTGAAGTTGTTTAGCAAATGTTGTTGCCTCCTCTGCAGTTCTAAACTTACCTAGATGCTTACCTGTATCTAAGTATCGTTTAATTGCTTCGTTTTCAGTCAAAATCTTACCATCATCAGAAACGGTAGGTACAAGAATTTCTGTATTTCCCATTCTGAATGACATACTTCTGACTGTGCTTATAGTACCATCAGCGTTTTTCACTACTGGTCTATTCTTAAGGTCAATATTACCTTCTTCAACTGGTTTCACTTTCATTGATAATTCACTTACATTCTTAGTAAAGATGTCTTGATAATATCTTGTATAGAATTCATTAGACACTTCATTAGGGCTCTTACCTTGCAATGTGGAGTATGCTTTTAAAGCTGTGTTTATACGACCAACATAGTTAGTATTAAACTCTTCTGATCCTCCTGTAGCAATGAGTGTTCCGTCCCAGTTCTGACTGATACGAACCTTCTCATTAGGGTTCTCAGCTCTATACTTCATAAAGTTATTATATATGACTCTGTTGTATTCGTCAACACCTTTTAGTAATTGAGATGCTTGATACTGATCAATATACTTAGCTGCCTCTTTAAACTTAGGATCACCTATTTGTTTAAACATTTCTTCCATCGCACTAAACTGTTTCTTTTGTTGGATAGTTCTATCTTTAGTAGATAGGAAATCAGAGTCAAAGTTGATGTAACCAATGTAGTTATCTAAAGCTTGCTTAAATACAGGAACAACAGTAGCATCCCCCTTGCTAATGCTTGTACTAGCAGAGTTTAGATAACCACCATTGATTGACAACTTCTCACCATTTTGTAGAACAATAGAACCTTTTTGGAACACATTCTCTATATTTGCTTGTTCTTTTGGATTAGCTTGACCTTTTTTCATCTTTTCTATAATGCCAGTAACTGCTAAATTACCATAATTAATTAAAGAATCTTCTAATTTATTATTTAAAGCAAACTTGTTAAGATATGGAGCTAGATCACTTAATGTCTTAGTATAGACAGGATCAATACCCATGTTACGTAGCTCTAATTCAGATAACTTAGTGTTAATCTTAGAATTAGTTTCAAGGATCTCAGCATAGTTCTTACCTGTAGAATCATTCTTAAGAGCTGTAACTACACCATCTAGTTGTTTATTAAAAAAGTCAGCTGCTTCTTTAATCTCAGGTTTATTATAGAACTTACCAAACTTAGTATTAAAGTCTAGTTTCATTTGGTTAGCTAACAAGTCTAATGTAGTAATCTTTTTATCTAAAGGAACATTAGGATCTTTCATTAAAGTATTGAATTGAGATAATCCAGATCTATAAGAATCATTAACTACAGACCACTGAACATTATTGTTTACAATTTCTTGTAATTCAATTTCATTAACATTTTTCTTGGTAGTAGCTAAACGTTCTATATTTTTAGATATACGCTCATCTTCCATAGCTTTAGTTACTTCTCTATCTAAAGCACCATAATCAAGATATTCTTGACCATCTTCACCTCTAATCTTAGGAGCTCTAAGTAAATACTTTTCACCTAGTTCTCTTAGGTTACGACGTTCTTCCTCTACAGTTTTTCTTTGTGCTTCATATAAAGCAGAGTCTAACTTAATAGTTTGTTGAATGTTATTTAGATCTAAAGTTTGTTGAGCTTTAGATAAAATCTCTCTACTAAATCCAGGATTCTTTGCTAGAGCTTCACGAGTAAGCTGATTAATTCTAGATGTAAACTCATATTCATTAATCTTACGTTGATCTTTAGCTGTTTGTAAGAAGTTTACTTTATCATTAATAGTTTTAACGATACCAGGAATTTCAGATTCTTTTAGGGAAGGATCATTTAATCTATCTTGCATAGTTTTAATATCAAGATTAGTTTGTGCAAGATAAGTAGGACTTTGTTTTTGATAGTCCTCAATATCCTTTTTAATAGATTGTTCTATATCACTAGTAGCACTATACTTCATAACTTCCCCTGCTACTTCTGAAACAAATCCTAAAGTCCCAGCTAATTGAGATACATCATTAGCTATTAATCCAGCCTTATCTGATACAGGATTAGCTGCATAGCTAGGTAGATTCATTGTTTGTGAAAAGCGTTCTCTTGCCATTATGGATTTTCCCTTCCGTGTATCAAATTAAGTAAATTGAATGTTGACTCATTCTCTTTATCTTTTAATAAGTTTTCTAATTTTTGATTATTTTTATCGTACTCACCATTCATTTTAGTCCAAGTATATTCAATTAGACTACGTTTAAGAGTTTTTCTAGTCTCTTTATCTAGTTCTAAAACTTGATCTCCAATTTCTTTAAGTGTTGTTTTATTCCATTTTACACTATCTTTGTCATGTAACACTGATAAGAAGCTATTCATTAATTGGCGTTTCTTAGATTCAAGTTCAGGATCATTTTTAAGTTCAGGATCAGAGATAATCTTAATGATTTCTCTGTGAATATTAGACGCCATGTCTTTTATCTCAGTAGTTCTATCTTTCTTAACCTTACCAGCTGCCCAGATATCTTCTTCTTTAGTAGTTGTAAAGCCAATAATTTGAGCAAAGGCTTCAGCACGAGTAGCATTTAGACCTAAAGGTTTACCTTGTTTAGTAATTTTATCTTCAATAGATAGCATTAATTGAGCTTTAGCCCAGTTATCCATACCTGAAGCAAAACGTGAAGCTTCTAGTACTGTTTTACTAAAGTTTTGTTCAGATATATCTTTAGTTACAAACCAAGAATTAAGAGTATTAATAGTATCAGGAATACGACCAATAGCTGATAAAGCTGGGAATCTAAATCCACTAGTATCACCATTTAACATTTTAACCATCTCTACCATTAAGTCAATATATGGAATACCTAAACCAGACTCACCATATGGATTAAGGTCTTTAGAGAAGTTAATCTTAGGATCTATATCATCACCAGCCAAGGCTTTGAATAAAATATTCATAACTCTATCATAAACACCTTTTCTGATCTCTTCTCTAAACTTAATAATGTCAGGATCTTGTGAGGAAGCTAAAGAATCTATTAACATCTTAGTACCCCAAACACCATAAGCACCCCATAAGAAACCTCTACCAGCAAAAGCTTTAAGCCTATCAGTTCTAGAAAGAATACTACCACCTTCTTGGAAACCAAGTAAGAATTGTTTTTGTGTGATTGCAGCAAACTGCATCAAGAATGATAAAGCACCACGTTGATATGGGAATGCTTGTGCTTTTGTCATACCTCCAGATAATCTACTACCTTCGTATGATATTACTTCAAGAGCTTCGGGAGTATTCCAGTTTTTACCTGGATTTTGTTTTTGCCAAAAATCTTTTGCTTGAAACCACATAAATATTCGGTTTGACAGTTCAGCTGCATCAAAACCCACTGCTCTAGCTAGTTTAACTCCAGCAGCAGGAACAGCTGTAATAGCAGCCGTACCTTTTTCTAAAGGTGTTTCAACTAAAGGTCTAGTAGAATCTATTAAGATCTGATTAACTAATAAGTTTTGATCAATTGATTGTAATAATCCAGATTCTTTAATAGCTTTAATTGAAGCTTCAAAATCAGCTTTATTTATAAAGTTACTTACAGAAGCGTAAGCAAATTTATTTATAGCTTTTTTATAAGGTTTAAGCATTTTAGCCTCATCAAGTAAAGCTAAACGACTAGCAAGCATCAAAGCTAGGTTTTTAGAGCCTTGTATAGGAAAGCTAACAACATGCTCAGCAATCTGAGAAGTTTGTACAAACCATTGTCTAGGAACGTTAAAAGTAATATAAAATAAAGAAGCTACACGTTGAGGTGCATTGATAATCATATTTTTATTACCAATTTCACGTAGTACATTACTAGGAATTTTATATTTCTCTAATACATCAGCAGCTACAACAAGAGCACTAGGAATAGAATCAGACCAGTCAGCAAATGAAGTAACTGTGCTATAGTACTCAAACTCTGCTTTAGCCTTTTCAAACTTAGCTTTCTCAGCTGCAGACATAGCTCTTGGTAATGGTTCAATTAACTCAATACGTGGTGGGAACTCACCTTCTCTAACTCTTGGTAAAAACTCTTTATAATTCTTAATAAAGTAAGTTTCAAATACATTCTTATAAGAACGTAAAGCATCCATACGAGCTAAACTTTGAGATGTCTTAATTAAAGCTGTAAGTGGATCTTCAATACGAGCCGGGCCTTGTAGTGATGGTAGTCTTTCACCACGGCGTAAAGCATTACGTACCACTTCACCATGAACTTCATATAGAGATACACGATCACCTAAGGATTCTTCACGAGCCTTACGTAGAGATACTGTATGATCTGGTAGTCTAGCTTCAAACTCTTTAAGTAAAGCATCAGCTTCATACTTAGTAGTAGCAGCTGCAACAGATCTAGAGTAGTTCTCTAGTTTAGTCTTGTCCATGATCTGATACCCATTAACATTAAGTTCTTTAGGTACAGCATCAATAAAGAAATGTTCTCTGTAAAGCACTGGAGAATATCCAGGAATTCTTCTAATAAGTTTTTGTGGAAGGATATCAAGTTTTACTCTATCTCCAACTAAACCATATTCATAGATCTTACCAGTAGCTGTATCCGTAAAAGCTTTTTCTAGAACTACTAGCTGTTTACCACCAATGTTATATACTCCATCAGTTTTAGATCTATCTAATTCAAATTCCACAGGAAGATCTAATGTAAGATCCCATACTGATTTAGGAGGTAGGTTACCCTCACCAACGAATGCAAAGTCTTTTCTAGCAGCACCAATGTACTTACCATCTTTATATAGACCATCAACATAGCCTTTACCAATTAATTCATTTCGTCTAGCTCTATCTGTTAAAGCTAAATCAAAGTAATTAATTTGTCTCCAATAAACTTGTTTCTCAAATAAAGTATCAAGTTGTTCTGTAGATAGTTTAGGGAACTTTAATCTTAATTCTTCTTTTGTAAATAACTCTCTACCTGCTTCTTGAGCATCATAAACAACAGTAGCTAATTCATTTTTAAGTTTACCATCGCCTAGTTTCTGTTTAACTAAACTAAGAGTTTGAGCTGATAGGTAAGAAGCTTTTTCAGCTTGTCTAGCTAAACCTTGTTCAATCCAAGGAGCAAACTTACCAGTAGGAGTAATCCATTTACCAAAAGTAGTTTGTGCAATCTTAGAAATGTCAAATTTATAACCAAAGTCTAGAACTGTTTGTACAGATTGAGGTCCACTTAAAACATTAGATAGTAGATCATATTCTTTATTATATTCCCATTCAACTGCAAATTGTTTGTTATCCATAACATCTGCTGTAAATTTAGGATCAGCTCGTAATGAATCAGGAGTATACTTTTGACCAGTAAGTCTATCAGTAATATAAACAGAACCTCTTTCTTCTTGTGGAAGACTGTCTAGTTGTTGTTTAAGATTGTCATAGGCATTAATAACACTTTCTCTAGAGTTAAAGAAGTAGTTACTATCTCTACCAAAGACAGCTTTAACTTGGAATAGAGTATCAGCTACATTAACAAGAGAGTTAGCTTGCATGTATGTAGGAGATGTAGATTCATTAATAATCTTGGTAACAGCACTAATATCAGATCTACGTTGTTCTACATCAATAACGTTAGGATCAAACTGTGTGTTCTCTAAAACGTTTTCTAGATCTTTATTAAGTTTAATAATCTCTTGATGCAAACTAGGATTGTTTCTAACATCTGGAGACTTCTCTGTAGTTTTAGGTAAGACATACTTATGAATTAATACACCAGGATCTTCCGCACCTAAAGATAAGGCAGTTTGTCCTGTTTGATCTTTAATACCTGCTTCTATAAGAGGAGCTGCAACAGCTGGATTAGCTTCTACGGTATTATCAAGAGGACTATCAGGACGAATGTCAATAGTTTCATCTCTCTTAGTAAACTTTTTAGTAATAGCTTTACCACCTTTGAATAAAGGGCCTCCAAAGATTAGCACAGCATCAGTAAGAACTTGTACTTGTCCTGGTTTAGTCTTACCAGATTGAGCTGCTTTCTCATCTAGTTTTTGAATAACAGTACCAATACCACCAGTAATACTATTAATTACTGAACCTTCATATTCTTTTTTAATAGCTTCAAACTCAGACTCTAAACCTAGTTTCTTAACAACAGTTTCTATTCTTAAATCAGACCAAGATGTAACAGGGCTAGTAGCTGCCCACTCTTCCCCTTTAGCAATAGCATTTTGCCAATCAACATTCTCTTTATTAATAGCTTGCTTAGTTAGGTTAGTAAAAGCATGACCTCGAGATTCAAGGAAAAAAGGTAAAGAACTAAAGAAATTAGCAAGACCTAAGAGCTCACCACCTACATCTTTAGCAATCTGACTTGGAGCTAGGGTTTTACCCCAATCAATATTACCATTTGGTTTTCTAATGATAAGACCTGGAGTTAGTCCTTCATAGATTTTTGGCATATTGTCGAGAACGGTATCAAAGAAAGATTCTTTACTTAGATCCTCTTTACGTGAAGCTATATCAGTTTTTTTATTTTGTAAAAGATTTACATTAGTATCTTGGGATGCATCATCTAGGTGTGTATCTCCTATTGGTAAAGACGCAATACGCTGAACATACTTATCTTTAATATCAGAAGATATATACCCTGTAGTAGAGTATATAGATAACATCTTAGTCTTTTGTTCTTTAGGAACATTAGGATCATTAATAAGTCCTAGAACTGCTTCTTTATTATTAGAGTCTTGTTCAGACATCCACATTTTTTTAGCATCTTCTAAAGATTGAGAATACCCTTGCTGTGTTAGTTCTCCATACATTTGAGTATAGTTATTAACTGGATCTGTTCCATAAGAACCAGCTGCATAGAAAGCATCATCATTAGCCTGTACTTCGGGTACTGGCTTAGTTGTTACTTCTATTTCAGGTAATACAAAATCTTCAGAGAATTCCATTAGTTTATCCTAGATTAACTAAAAATGTTTTCAAATGTTTGAAACCCACCTGTTTTTGTAAAGATATCGCCAGCTATACCACCTATTTGATTCCAACCTTTAGCTTCACCCATAGCTGTATAAGCTTCTGTACCAGCTTCACCGATAGCTCTACCAAAGTCTCCTTGTTGTCTAACGTTACTAATATTACTAGCTTCTTGTGTTGTAACAGCTCCAATTGCTCCTACTGAAGAAGATGTACCACCAATACCTAATCCACCACCAGCAGTTTCAGTAAGGACTTGAGCACGTCTAATACGAGCTTCTCTTTGTTGTTGAATCATAGCACGTCTAGCATTAATATCATTAAGTCTAGTTTGTAATTGTGTTTGACGAGTAGTAGCTTCAGCTGCTTGACCTGTAGCTTTTCTTTGTTGCATAAAGCTAGCAACTCCTACTATAGGACTAACTACATTACCAATAGCAGATGCTACTTTTATAATCGGACCTGCGGCTTTAACAACAGAACTAACTGCTGCTACTGCACCACCATATCCTACTTTTCTTGTATTTTTATGTTTCATATTATAACTCCAGTTTATATAATAATTTAGTACCTTTATCAGTCTGAGCTAAATACCCAGTATCTTTAAATCCAAAAAACCTATTAAATTTTGCTTCTTTTTCTGAATCACAGAGACTATATATTTCTGTGAATCCTTTATCCTTTAAACATTTAAGAATAACTTTCCAGATTTGTTTGTATCTTTTACACTCTTGAACACTCCACTTTTTAAACTCCAAGTGCATGATCGTTTTCTGTAAGAAGGGTTCATAACTTAAACCGACAAACCCATTGTCTTCTTCTTTATATATTACTTTTAAACTCATTACGGCTTACTTGTAGCTACTGCAGTTACTCCCCAACCTAGAATTTGCATATCTTTTCCAGCTTCAGATTGAATCTTTAAACTAACTGTTTTACCTGAGCCTCTGAGTTTATTCTTTGTTACAATAACTGAATCACCATAGTCAAATGGATCAGCAGGACCACTTGGTATATAGTTTCTTAGTAGTCTATATGCTTGGAATTGATTACCCCATTTACCACTGTTAGCAGAATTAGTCCAATTCCACTGAGCTTGCACTAAACAAGATGAAGGATTGTCAATTTCTAGATTAGCTCCAACTGTTGTAAAGCCATCTTCAGTTCTGTTAAAATAAAAGAACACATAGGGTATTTGTTTATTTCGTAGGATATCACCAAATAACTCATAACCAGTTACAAGATAGCTAGAGTAATTAGCTCCAGTACCACTACCAGCTGTTTCCCAATCTGTAAAACTTCTATTTACAAACTTAGAGATAGTGAAAGAGGTTCCAACCATTGTTAAGAAACTAAATTGAGTACTTCTAGATGCAACTAATGGTTCAGTAATAATAACTTTATCAGTTGACGTTACTATAACTTCATCAGTACCTACAAGAACATCTGAGTCTGTAGTTGTTATAGAGTATCCTGGAATATCAACATAGTCAGCTATGTATGGTGAATTACTTGCAAGACTAGAAAACTCATTAACGTAAAAAGCTTCTAGCGTTAAATCTAAAATAAGTTCTTTATTATATTTATTAATATAGTTACTAGTACTATAAGTATCAGTGTCATTATAAAGCCAACGAACTCTATTTTCTTTCTCATCATAGAATCCTTTACAGAAGTTTTTACCTACTGTTGGGATGTTTAAGAATAGAGTTTGAATTGTGGTTAATGAAATTGATTTAGCTGTAAATCTACCAGATGATGGGTCTGGAGTTAGTAAATAAATACCAGCTTTAGACCAATATACAAAGTTACCATTAACATTAACAATAGATTTAGCGTTTTTAACACCATTGGTTGATACTTTACTTGTTTGGAATGAAGTAGCTATAAAGCCACCAGTATCACCGTAGACTTCCCATACACCATTATCTGCAAATACTAATAAAGAAGATTGAGATGAAACAATCTTTATGATTTGAGTAGCTTCTGGTAGTTGTATTGTACCACCATCAGTTGTAACTAAATCATTAATTTCAGGATCTGTAGGGTCAGCTTCTTGATAACAAACTCCTAGTTTATCATCTCCTGTAACAACAGAAGTAAAGAAAATATAACCACTATAATTAGGTGATCTAGAATCCCCACTTGTAATAGATGAGTTTACACCAGAATAAAAAATACGGCTAGCATAAGACGCTACAGTAGAGAAAGATCCATTCTCTTTATCTAAAGGTAATCCAGTTAATCCTGCATTAGCTTCTCGTTCTGCTCCTCTATTAAAGGCATCAATAATATAACTACCCTTAGCAACTTGGAAGTTAGACTGTGAATTGTTTTCCATAGTCTGACCATCATATTTCTCATAGTCACCTGAGCTAGGGTTAGTAATCTTACCATTTATCCAAGAGTCTGCATTAGATGGATACTGTCCTATTTGAGTAAAAGTACGATCAATTGCGTCTGCTCCAGTACTTGTTTGGATTGTAGGAGCCCAACCTTGATTTCTTAAATTATACTTATGTTTATTAGTTAAAGATGTAGGACGTTGATTTACAAGTAAGCTGTCATCTACACCCCAAATATCACGAACTTCAACAGTAATGTTAGACTGAGTAACAGTATCTGTAGTTGAGTTATAAGAAAGAAGAATAGGATAGGTTAAATCTTCAGAAACAATAATTAATTTATTATTAATTGTAGCTGTTTCAATATCAGCTGTATTCAGACCAGCTAAAGTAATTGCAGAACCACCATTAAGAAAGTTAGCACTAGGAGCATTCGTAAGTAAATCAATAAACCAAAGTTTATCAAGAATACGAATAACACCAATAGCTACTGTGGTATCACCACCAGGAACATCCCATTTATGAAATGATTGTTTACCTGTTTGAAGAGCAGCTGAAGAGAATCCTGTAGCTTTGAGAGAGTAACCACCTTCGTAATCTAATCCTAGACGTCTAGATCTAGAACCATTACGGTTAAGGACAAAGTTACGTTCATCTATGGAAGCATTTTCAGGGAATGTAAGAGGACTTGCCTCTGTAATTAAACCCTTTGTAAATGATCTATAGATCTTCTCATTACCTACAGCCATTACTACTCCTTAGCTTCTAGTTTAGCTTTTTTAGTTTCTTGTTTCTCTAAATATTTATTGATAGCTGTTTCAGCAAAGAGTTCATTGGTAAAGATACCAGTAAGTTCTTCTGGTAACTCTCCACCTGAACCAAATTGAATCTTGTATTGAGCTGAAACTTTATCTCTATATACTTGTATTTCTTTTCCGTTAGGAGTTGTATAAGTCTTCATTATTTCTTTTTACTCATTTTCTTTAAAGTTTGTGCTAGTCGTGCACGTTGACCCATTTTACCTGGTTTCTTAGCTGCTTTAGCTAACATACCAGCAGGAATTGTTTTACCTTCTTTTACCCCTAGGGCTTTTCTTAAGGCTCCTGGTTTTTTTATTGCTTTTTGTATCCACTTTTCTGCCATTCTTTTTTCCTTTCTTTCCGTATTGTTCTGCGTTAATAAATGCTGGGGTATTACTTGTGAGCATTGACATCAATACCCTCCCATCCTAGTTGTTTTTCCTTTTCGTCCATAATTAGGGTATTTAATACCATTACTAATTTTCCAAGCTTCCTGACTCATCTTACGCTTTTGTGATACAGATATCTGTTCAGCTTTAGGATTAGGAAGTTGTTTTAAAGTTAAGAATGCAGCTGATTTAGCTTCATTAAGTAGATAAGTAAACATCTGAACAGGTAGATCAGGAGTAAATGTATCTGATAGTGTAAAAGCTACAGATCGTTTACCATGACATTGTGTTTTACTATTTTGTAAAGAAGATTCTACAGCAGAATTATAAGCATCAAATACCACATAGTCATCATCAAATGATGTAAAGTAAGCTGGAGCTCTATCATCATAGACATTAATCTTAATACCAGTAGAGTCTGTAACAACTGTAACTTTAGAATCAGTACTTAAACGTTGATCTGTAATATCAAGAAACTCTTCTGGAGTTTTATAGATGATCTTAGTGAATCTGTTACGAGTTTCTCCAGGTTTCTTACAATCATACTTAATCCATTTAAGATCAATGATTGTTTCTGGTAATCTCATATGAGTAGGTCTAGCTACTGTACCACTTGTACCTAATTGAAAAAGTTCATATAACCATGGATAGTCTTTACCATCTACGATATTATAGTAAGTTGATTTAACTAGTTGTGCTACTTGAAGAGACTCAACACTATCATTAATAGAGTTGACTTCATCTGAATCCATATCAGACATAATATCTTGTACAATTTCAAGTAGTGTCATCTTAGCCATGATATATTCCTATAGTTTAACAGCAGATAAACCTGCTTCAATAACTGTAATTGCTGTGGAAGATGATGTTGCATCCCCACCAACATACATTGATAATACTTGACCTGCAGTAGCAGTTACTAAACCTGTAGCTGAAATATGTAGCTTATCAGAACCATTAGTTGTTTTAGAAACTGTAAGTGTTCTACCACTTGAAGTACCATCTAAATTGTATTTAAAATTATAAAGAGTACCAGAAGCTAAAGAAGCTGTACTAAACTGGCACCAGAAGTTAATCATATAGTTACCTGCTTCAGCTAGCGTGATTGTTCCATTTGCAGCAGATACTGTTAATACATTAGTTATACCAGCTGTCCATTCTGTACCTGGATTTAATTTTGCATATGCTGATGATCCTGAAAGAGTTTGTGCAGTTGCACCTGCATCAATATAGATTTCAGCATGAGCTTTACCAGGAGGATATACCCAAGTTCCTGAACCTGATCCATTAGCTTGATATACTTTTCCTGATGCTGCAGAAGCTACACCTTTTGGTTCATGTAAGTCTGCATCTGCAATTAGTTTGTGCTGAATTGTCATTTAGAATTCCTTAAGAGAAAGGGAGAGGCCCCTATCAATATAGAGGCCATACCCAGTTTGTTACTTAGTCCTTGTTGTAAACATACTTAACAACTACGCGACCAGCGCCAGCTGTTAAATCTGCTACTGTAGGAGTTACAACTAATTCACCTGCTGTTGCACCAATTGTTTTACCAACTAAAGCACCTGAACCAGTAACTACGTTACCAGCAGTACCAATAGCTGTTTGTGTTGCATTAGCTGCAGTGATTAAACCATCAGCATCAATAGCTGCTCCAGCTGCTGTGTATAGACCAATGTCTAAGTCAGTTGTAGTAGATGTTGATGTGAAAGCTACGTCCACGATTAATTCAGCTGAAATAATTGTAGCATTAGCTGGAATAACGTGTTGTAAGTTGTTAGAACCGTAGTTTGGAAGATCGTTATAATCGAAATCCCATACAGCCCATTTGTAAAGATCATCGCAAGTTTCTGCTCCGAATTTACCATTTGTAGTTCTAACACCATAGTGTTGAGCTACACCTCTTTTTGCATCGATTTCAAAACCCATGTTATTCTCCTTAGTATGTAGAACCGCTAGTTAAAATAACACCAAGTGTGTCAACACGTTGGGCACCGAAACCAAATCTAGAAGTAACTTGGTATTTATCTGAGCGAGTTTCTTCGTCTCTCCAACCTTCAGTCTTAGGAGCACGTCTCCAAGCATGCATGATTGGTTTTGTTGAGTCGTCAGCTACACTCATAAATACGTTTGCTACGTCACCGATTTCTGCTGTATCGTTTGCTAAGCCATATGAAGAAGCGTTTAATGCCTCTGTAGCTGTCTTAACTGGTAAACGATTAGAAGTCCAGATGTCGAAACCAAAGATGTTTTTAACAAATTTGTGATCTTTAGCAAAACCTTCTGTAACAATACCTTCGAACATTGGGTTGTTAGATACTGATACTAAGTTAGAAATGCTATTTAATGTTGCTTCAACGATAGGATCAACAATAGCGATACGACCAGCTGTAGGAACATTAGCTTTATCAAATGCTAATTTCATAGCAATGAAGTCAGATAATGTCATAACGCGTGTAGATGCACCTGCGCCACCAGCTACCCAACGATGTGGACGGCCGTTAACTAGGTTTACGTTAGCGTTAGTTTGAGCTAAGTTAGCTACTGATAAGAAACGTGATTCATGGTTTTCACCAAGAGCACGTGTTGATTCCATTGCACGCATAGACATTAATGAGTCTACTTGAGCACCATCTTCACGTAAGTCATCACTAACTTTCCAAGCGTCACCAACGTAGTCAGTGATAGCTAAAGTGATTGTACCTGTGTCGATAGGGTTAAAGTTTAATGGTGTATCTTCAGCTGCATCTTGAATAGACACTGTACCAACTGTTTTGATGTTTAAAGTAGTGCCAGAACCGAAGTCTGATACATCTCTCCACATACCTTCAGGTAGTAAAAAGTCATGTAAGTTATCAAGAATAAACTGTGAATACTGTTGTGCCTCAATAAAGGCAGTTGTATTACTAGTTAATTGTGACATGTTTTTTCCTTAGTTTGATAAATTTAATTTAACTTTTTCACCAGCTATTTTCCAAGCATTGACTAAATCTTTAGTAGTAGCTCCTTGTTTAACCCTAGCAGATAACTGATTAGGATCTTGTTTATTACCAAGGGTTTCTGTATTTACTGTGCTAGTAGGTTTACCTGCTATTGGAGCAGATGTTCCTTCTAGACCAGCTAGTTTTAGTACAATCTTAGGTGAACTGGCTGCCAAGCTATTTAGTTGTTGTACAGTTAATCCACTTTCTTTAGCAACAGTATTATAGACTTCTTCAGCTTTAGAACCAAACTTCTCAGTAAACTTATTAGCTACTGATTCAGCATTAGTCTTCGCTGCTCTTTGTCTTTCCTTATGCTCAAGAGTTTGATCAACGATTTGCATTAATTTATCTTGATCAAATTCAGTTCCAGCAGGGGTAGCCTGTGGTTGAATTCCAGACTTAATTTCATCTAGAAGTTCTTCAGCTGTTCTACGTTTAGCTAGTTCTTCTCTAGCAGCAGCTAACTCAGACTCTAAAGTTTGAATATGCTTCTGTGCGTGAGGAACTGACTTTAACGCATCTTCTACTGATGAATACTTCTTACCATCACCTACTAATTCAGCAGCTTCTGTCGGAATCTGGAATACGGGTTGTTGGTTATCTTGGTTCTGAACTTCGTTGGTACTTGGTTCAGGTGTTTTATTGTCTTCAGACATTACTTTCTCCTTTGTCAGGTAATAAAGACTGAAGTTTTAGAAATGCTTTTTGGAAGCCTAATTGATAAGCTTGATATTCAGCCCAAGAAGGAAGA